CTCATCTATCCGTGCGTTTCGCGGAGTACCTAAGAGGGGGGAGGGTCATCCGTGGTTCCCTCGACCGGATCCCGGCGTCAGTTGGTCTTTAAGCGTGGGGAATTCGGCCGCTAATGCCCTTCTGCGCTGTCCAACGGCTTGCGGCGTATACTTTAGCCTCATACGGCCTCCAACGTCTCCTAGCGTCTTAGAGAGAGCCAAGTTTGTCACTTGCGTTCCTTCTTCTGTCGGGAGAGCGAGGAGGAGCACCAGCAGTTGGATCGGGTCGTCATGCGCCATGTGTATTAGCGGACGCAGTACATCGAGCGGGTCGGTCATAGCGACTCCCCGGAGACGTCGAACCATAGGCCGATCAGCGCCAGTAGGGTAACGAACGCAACGAACGCCAGCACCTCCCATACGCGCTTCCCTATCGACGGCCTAGAGTCTTGGGCCAGCGCGCCGTGAGTAGCGGTTGGCTTCGGTCGGAGGAACGCCTTGGGCGTTCTAGGAGGTTGAGGCAGAACGTATCCCATCACCGCCCCCTCATGTTGTAGTTAACAAAGTTTGCGATCATTAGTTTCCGCGGCTCATCGGTTCGTTTCTCATCCGGTTTCATATAGTCCCAATCCCGGCTGACCTTAGTCTTTTTCCAGAAGTCTCGCGAGCCTTGATCCACCAACGCTTTTAGATCTTCGGAGCCGCCCAGCCGGTTTAGTTCTAGCAGGCTCATCACTCGCCCCCTTTCACTCGTTCGTCAACGCCAACGTTCACCCGTTTTTGCATCGCCATCAGCGCCGCGTTGGACTGGGCTCGATCGGCCACGGCCATCCGAATAGCACCGGCAATAATTTTATCAACATCCGCGCTCGTTACGCAATCCGCTTCGACGTCTCCGGGAACGTCGACCCATAGCCGGTTCTCAATCCACTCGGCCATCCACTTCTCGACTGGCCTGTTCATATCGTTCTCCCGAATACGTCCCGCACAACGTCCCGGAACGAGCGACACGGCGCAGTCCCTTTGTTCTGGTTGTCGGCCAGTCCCGCTTCGTAGAAGGCACGGCACGTTTTCTTGAATGCGAGCTTCGGCAAGGCCACCATCTCCTTCTTTCCTTCTTTCCGTTTCCCTTGGCGCTTGAGTCCGGGAGTCCGGGTGCTGATCTGGCTCCATCGTTTATGAAAGCTCATTTCGCGGCCTCCCGTTTGGCTAGGTCGTGGGCGTCCAGATCGGCCTCAGTCGCGTGCCAACTTCCGTCCCAATTGGATCGCCACCGCACCGCCAGACGTTCCCGGAGCGAATCTATACAAGCGCGCGCATCGTGCGCCAACTCCTCTACATCGTAGTGACAACCTTCATCGAACAGGTGGCTGTAATCGCACCCCGCTTTGATCACCTCGCCGTCCATGCAATCGTAGTAGGTGATGCCGCCGTGCCAAACGAGATCTGCCCAGCGCGATTCTGTATAGTCATACCGCGCCCAGGGCTTGACGTCCATGTCGGCCTCCACTACCCACGCGCCGCGTTCCGCTTCCGGGATCGCTTCGATGGGCAACAGGATATAGAAGCACCAGCAACTTTCCCTGTCGTGATTCGAATGGCGCGAGATTAGGAACGTGATGCCCTCGTGCTCGCCGCGCCATTCCTCTTTGTACTCAAGTTTCTTTTTCATCGTTCTAGTCTCCTTTCTTTAAGTCCATCGCCAGCGGTCGCTTGACCAGCTCGCTTTGGATGGTAGTTAATTGATCTGCGAATGTTACGTCGCGTTGAACGAACGCCATCCGCGTTCTAAACTTTCCGTGGCGCCACTCCGCGGCCTCCGGGTTTCGAACGAGGTCATACCCGCGGTCGGCCATCTTGAAGTGGAAGTGTTTCGTATTGAGTTGTTTGATCAGCGCCTCCGCATCGTCAAAGACGCCTTCGGCCGCTTGAACGAACTGGGTGAGATCCCGGTGGAAGATCACGGCCGGTTTCTTCTTCTCAAATACCGTTTCAATATACTCTTCAAGGAGGTTGTCCACGATCGTTCGCCGCACCTGCGTGGAGCTTTCGATGACGGCCTGTTTTCCTCGCGTCATCGGAGGCGGCGCGGAGACGTTGAACTTGGATATATCGCGAACGAGGAGCCACTTGATTACATGGGCCGTTCCCGCGCCCTCTAGCCACTTGTACAGCTTCTCAAAATAGTCCGGTTCAAAGAAGTTGCCCAGCTTCGGATCCTTCGCGGCGCTCGTCATAACGAACAGCCGCCGATCTTCGGCCGGGATATACATGCCCAGTGGATCGTTCGTCGTTAGGATAACGTGGCACAGGTTTCGAATGTGAATCGTGTTCGCGTATTTGAGCGTCATCGGTAGCATCTCCGGGGGCGAGGCGAGGAGCGGCTTCAAGACGTTATAAAAGTTGCTTGCTTTATGATCCTCATCGTGGGGTCGCACCTCGTTGATCACGAGGAGAACGGACTTGAGGAAACCGTTGTATGAGGCGGTGATCGTATCCGGGTCCACCTCCGCGGAATTCCACTCACCCACGCCGCGGCGAATCGGGAGCAACGCGGTATCCTTCCCGATGCCTTGGGAACCGGCCATCACGATTCCGTGGTTCACTTTCTCATCCGGCCGCTGGAGCGCGTGGGCACAGAAGTCGAAAAAGCGTTCATGCTCGATCGGATCCGGGTACAGCTTTTTTACATGGTCCGTCCACGGCGTAGGATCGGCCTTGCCCTTGGGGAGATCGTGGACCGGTTCGATATACGAGTTGAAGCAGATCGCGCCCTTGATCCGTAGCGCGCCGCGTTCGGTCATGACGACATTCTCCACGAGCCGCGGCAATCCCGGCCACCACGTCGATCCCTCGACCGTCAAGCCGGTGTCCACGTCGTTTATCGCCGCGGAGGGGGCGAACTGTTTTGGCTCTCCGCTTCGGCCGTCCGGTCGCGTGGGCCATTCGCTTTTCGGGATCGCTCCGTCAACGCTCTTGGAGGCGAGGAGGTGGCCGGTAGTTACGTCCCAATATTTTTCCTGTTGTTCGTCGTATCGAAAATCATTCATGGTTCGAACGCGGCGCTGGAATTCACCCTCGCACTCCGCCGCGATCGCTTCAAGTTCACTATCGTTCATATTCGGTCCAGCTCCCTGCGTTGTGATTTATCAATTCTAAAAGTTCTGTCTGTTCGTCGGCCAGCCATTCGGTAAGCTCCCGCCACCCTCGATCCTGGCACGCGCCGTGGAAGCATTTGAACGCTCCAAACCATCCGTTGTCGCCGTCCGGGATCCGAATGGCCGCGCCGTTATCGACGGAGCCGGTGTGCTCTCCGACCCACGGGCAAATACAGTCAGCCCAACCGGCCATATCCGCTTCCCGCTTCATCATCCCCGCGCCTTTCAACGCGCCGCGGACGGAAACGAACGCGCGTATGTTATCGGCCTTGGCCGCTGTAGCTCCCCTAGGCACCCTAGGACCAGCCACCTTTAGGTCGAGGCCGAAAGCCGTTGCGAGCTTTTCGACGCTGTAGCGGCGCTCTGGCGCCCATTCTTCGCACCTCACCGCCCACCCTCCGTGCTTCGGCTTTCCGTTGACGCCGATCGGAGGCCGGAACACCCGATTCACTCCGGCCATCCCGGTATCCTGTCCCAGAAACTCCTTCGCGATAAAGGCGCGGATGAGAGCCTCAAAGCGGACCAAGCTCAATTCGGGTTTGTCGAATATGTAAACGGCCTGGAAATTATCCTTCGACGTTTCGATGAGGGCGGTGGGAGGAGCCGCGGCGATCGTACTCAGCGGAAACTTAGCGGCCGCGCCGTCGCCTAGGTCATCGATCATGAGGAGCAAGCCACCCGCGAAATTCTCCTTGCGCCTCCGGTACTCGCCGCGCGCGTTCTGCTTCATCGCGCTCACGCACACGTAGATGTTCGCTTTATCATCGAGGCAGTCAACGCGGTTTAGGATCCGCGCGCGCCACTTCCCTTTCTGGTCGCCGTTCGGATCGCCGCGGAACGAGCATTCCATGACCCTCGACCCTTCCGGGCAGAGGTTCTTCATCGCAGTTAAAAATTCATCTATCATAGATCGGTCTTTCAAAAATTAGGGCAGACTATTTCAAGCGGCCTGCCAGCGCCTTCGACTAGGGAAGTCCACCGGGAGCCAAGGGGGCTATCCGGTGGTGAGTTTCCCCAACCTAGAATTTTCCGTCAGCCTCCTCGCCTTCGGCCGGTTCGTAATTCGCTTTGGCCTCGCCCGCGATGATCTGATCGTGGAAGGCTTTCCCCGCGGCGTACAAGTCGCCATCTTCGATGAAGCCATCGGCCTCAAAGCGAACGCCGTACCACGATCCTTGGTCATTACTTTCCAGCACCGTAGTGATCTTGATTTTGCTCATCCACGTGGGAGGAGACTGGAGGCCGTTTGCCGTCTCAACGCGCGCCTCCGTCAAGATCGACATCAACTGCTTCGACTTCTTGATCTGGGTCGAGACTAACGAGAGGAGAACGGGTGACGCTTTCCCATCCTCGACCAACAGACCGAAGTGGCCGCGGGTGTCGGCGTATCGTGACGACTTCTTCGGGTTCACCTTCCCGTTATCATCGGGCTGGTACAGCGCGCCGTCGACCAACACAGCCTTTCCTTCGGCGCGTAACGCGGCGACATCTTCCGGCAGGTACTCTCCGCCAAATCCGCCATCCTCGTTGCGAGGAGCCCAAAGCAGGAAGCGGCGTTGGAAGGCGCAAGGGAGAAAAGTCACACCCTTCTTCTTTCCATCGTACAACCGGCCGGTGACCGTATTGAGTAGCATCCCCGGCGCGGCGTTCGCATCGTACTCCGGCGCGGCTTCATCGACTTGAGGCGAGGTCTTTTGGATCACCCGGAGGAACGGAATCGCAAATGATTCCTTATCCGCTCCCTCCATCCCCGCGCCCGCGTCGCCTGCGAAGTCGATCGGTGCCGCGGGGAGGTTTGTCTTGCCGGCCTTTGCCGGCGTTTTCTTGCTAGTAGCTTTCTTAGTAGCCATGTCTGTCTCCTTGTTCTGGTTTCGGTTAATTGATTTTTGCTTTACTGAAGGGGCGCACGTTGAACAGGTCCGCGGGTACAGGTTCGCCCGCGGCCATCCGTTCTTTGACGAACGCCTTGAGGGTCGAGGGGTGGACTTTCTCCAACAACTCCACATCGTCGTAATGGGCGGCGATCTCCTCCCGGACGGCCTCCGCTTTGTTCCGATCGCCGCGGCCGAATTCGATGGACACGACCGTCTTAATCAAGCCGCCAAAGTTATTTGCCAGCAGCCACCGCAGAGCGCCATAGCGCGTCTTTTCAGTGATCGCCGCTTCGACGTCTTTCACCACCGCGATCTTCTCACCGGTCGACAGGGTGAAATCCTTCAGCCCCAACTCCTCCATCAGCGCGGGTAGATCCTCGCGCTCAAGCGAAAGCAGTTCTTTTTTATGAGCCTTCAATTCGTCATCGAGGCGCTTGACCACCGCTTGTTTTTCCACCAGCAGTTTCGCCAGCTTCTGTACTCGTTCTAATTCACTCATGCTCGTTCCTTTCTTTTCTTCGGTTCTCAAAAATTGATTTCAGATACGTTGTAGCGTTGCTCGATCCGATCCCACCGGAGGAGGCTGATGAAGCCGTGGTGATCTTGGATGTAGTGCGCGGCCGCGGCGATCAACGGGATGTCCCCAACGCACAGCAGGTAATACTCTCCAAGGGGATCCGTCAACTCATCGTCAATCCCCGTTTCGATACGCTCGATTTGGCTTTGGATATCGGCTCCGGCCGCGGCTTCATCGACCAGCAGGATCAGATCGCCGAATTGGGAAGCGGCGTTCACGTCGATCGTCGGCACGCGCGTCGACGTCGCCTTGTCCCAGCGGGTGGGGATGGATGGTATAAAAACTTTCTTCAGCATAGTCATTCTCCTTTTTCTCTCTACCCCAACCCTCCCCTAAATCCTCGCCGGAGGAAAGGGGAAAGAAGGGGCGCGGGGTATCTTTCGTTTCACAGGTGGTCGAGGATCGCCGCGGCAACTTCCTCTTTCGCTTGGAGGGAATTTGCTACATGTTCATCGATGGTATCGCGCGCGACGATATTGACGATGACGACGTTGCGCTGGGTTCCGATCCGGTGGGCGCGATCCTGGGATTGTAAATATCCCTCCAGCGAATATCCCCAGCTGTAATAGATCACCGTGCTGGCCGCGGTAAGCGTCAACCCCGTCTCCGCGGCGCGGGTCGCGAGGAAGATATCAGCCGCGCCGTTTTGGAACGCCTCCACCGCCTCCTCCCGGTCGCGATCTTTCGTGGGGCCGTAGTATTCCGCCACGACAAACCCATCCTTTCGGAGCGCCGCGCCCACCGTTCGAATCTCCTCTTGGAATTGGCACCACACAATGATCTTCCCGTCCGGGTTGGCGTCCGCGATCGCGCTCATCAGCGCCGTCATCCGCGGCTTTGCTTCATCGGCCTGGATCGTCGTGGCCTCGCCGTCCACCATGATAAATCCGCTGGTGATCTGTTGGAGTTTATTCACCATCGTTAGGGCTGTGAAGGTATCAATCTCCCCATCGTCGCGTTCATACCGCATCTCCGTTTTGATCTGGTCGTGGAGGCGGCGTTGCTTCGGCGATAGCTCATAGGGCAACGTCTGATAAATCTTCTCCGGGAGATCGAGGCAGTCAGCCTTCAGAACGCGGTAGGTGTAGGGAGCCATCAGCCCCCGTAGCTTGTCCAGGTTCTTATACTTCGGCCTCCCTTCGCGATCCTTGGCGACGATCTGAGGGTTGCCGCGGCCGCGGCTCCGTTCCCGGATCTCTTGGACCAGTCGGTGGTTCGCCGGTAACAACTCCGCATACTCCGCGGTGAAGGATCGGAAGGAGGTGGTGCCTAGTAAACCGGCCGCGAGGAATTCGAATTGGCCAAACAAATCCAACGGGCTGTTCGCGACCAACGTACCGGAGGCGATGCGACGGCTGGTGGCGAATTCGGATAACACCAGCACCTTCTTCGATCGCGCGGCCGATGGGTTTTTAATCCGCTGGCTCTCATCCACGATAAGCATACAGCGCCGGATCTTCAGGAAGCGCATCGCCATCGCGAATCCAGCTTTGGTATTTACCGCATCGACGTTCATCGCGAAGATCGCCAACGGCTCCTCCTCGATGTTCGCTTCCACCGCACGCTCCATCGCACGGCCGTGGCGCTTCCCGGATCCCGAAAGCCAGAAGGAGGTGATGGCCGGCGTGGACATATGGGTCGGGATCTCGCGAGTGATCCAGTTGGTGTGGACTCCTTTGGGGGCGATGATAAGAGCGCCGTTGATTTTCCCGGCCGCGAATTGGCGTTCAATATCGTCAATGAGCATCCACGTTTTCCCGGTGCCCTGTTCGGCTCCTAGCGCGTAGAATTCCGGGTTGGCGGTAAGACGGCGCGCGCCCTCCTTCTGGTGATCGAACGGTTGGGTGCGCATTAGCCGACCGCCGTGACGAAACGGAACGGCGAACTGGCTTGGGGATCGACGGCGTTGGGCGCGTTGTAATAATTGTTAAGCAACTTCACCATCGTCTCCGCGAAGATCGGCGACACGTTTGTCGCGATCGTTTGCGAGTGCTTTGCGTCAGGGTTGTTAGCATCTTGGCAGATGATTTTCATTTCATTTTCCTTTCTTCGGGTTCATTAGTTCTGTGAAAATTTCTGGCCAGTCGGAGGCGATCGTTTCATGAAGGATCTCCTCCCGCGGCATATCGTTAAGATACCGCGCGAGGGATCCGGGAACGAGATAAAACGCGCCGTGGTTATCCTTTATCAAGACATAGGTCACGATGGCTTTAGTCGCGGCCTTCAGGTGCCAATTGATCTGTCCCGGACGCAAGCCGCGGGATCCTAGAAAGCGGGTTGATTCTCGCTTCGGTCGGAGCGCATACTTCAGCTCCACCCAGCACTCGCTCTCCGGCCCACTAACGTGGACGTCAGGCATCCCCTCCGCCACTAGGTTTTCAATTCGTTGGAGCCAGACCGGAGTTGGCTTATGGCGCTTCATCGCGTCGTATAGTTTTTGTTCAGGCTTTCTCACGACTCACCCCCTTTCTGTTCTGAACAAGTCGAGTCGATGGATGAACCGTCGCTCTCCGCGTTCGCCTTACTGATTTCCTCCTTTTTCTGCATATAGCAGAGGAATGGAATAAACGGCCACGCAAGGATCATCATCGCACCCATAAGAATGCAGAAGATGGCGACGACTGGAGCGACAAAGAATGCCCCGATACCATACCAAAAAGGCGAACAAGTCGTTTCAACTGGTTTCGTTTCACTCACCGTGCGCTCCCCGTTCTGAACCTTGGCAAACTTCACAAGCATTGCTCCCTCCGATCCGATTTCTGGATCTCCCCAACACACGTTTACATCTTCTCTAATTGCCGACTCAATGTACTTCTCAATGTCGTGGGGAATCCAGTCGCCATATACATCGAACTCTACCTCTACCATGACCTTCATCACGCCCCCCCTTCCGAACCAATCGAGGCAGGAGGACTTTCGCCCCTGCTCTCCCCGTTCGGCTGAATAGGTCCGTCGATCCTCACAGCGCAAAACGGGCAATGAGGGAAGATCATTCCGCGCTCGGTGTGATCCCCGCTCTTAAAGCCGAACACTGTCCGCGTCGGTCCCTCAATCGTGGATAAAGCCCAGCACCAAAGACCACGCTTCTTACCCTTCGGGTGTCCGTACTCGCAAGATTCACGGAGCAGGGAGCAGGGCTTAACGTGCTGACCCTCAACCGTGCATTTCAACTTTCGTTCACTCATACTCTTCTCCTTTCAACAAATCGGTTGAGCGATCTTCGTCGCTCACCTCCGCGTTCTCCAAAATAAGTGCCTTCAATTCCTCCAGCTTGTCGAGGTTGTCGGCGTGTCTATCCTTGACGAGATCCCACTCACGACAACCGTTAAGTTCCGCATCTGCCGTCAACTCCTCCTCAATCCACACTATTTCTTGGCGCAGTTCGTCCAAAGAACAAGCCGCTTCAAGAGATTCGCTTTGCTCACTCATGATCTTCTCCGTTCTTACAATCAGGGCAAACGCAATCAAAGCGGGTGCCCGAAAATGCCTTGCGGCAATATATGCAATTCCTTCGGTACGCCTCTCGTTGGCGTCCAATAAACTTTTCAAAATCTCTCTGTTCCTCACTCATTCGAACATCCCCGGATTGGTTAGGCATTTAACTTTCTGAACGAGCAACATCGAGAAGTCGGCGAGCCACCGGCCGCGAACGAGGAACCAATCTTGCCCCGGCACCGCTTTGTCCGCCATCGGTTCGCCGATCGCTCGCCATAGGCGCGGGTTGGTTCGGATCCGCGCGGGCTTGCTTATGGAATCATCGACCACAAAGCTGTCTAGGAATAACGTCTGCCCCTTCATCCGATCGCCTCCGCGCTTCGCAACTAACATCGCCTCATTCTTGTCGCGGCGATCGTTCTTCACGAGCATACAAATCATCACAGCCTCCTCACCTTCGACCAGCTCCCCAAACTCCTTCACCCCTCCCCGGATATTGTAGGTGTCCGGGTTGGAATAATAATCCTGCCAGAGCGTATGGGCCGGGGAAAGGTCGTGGTGCTTGACCTTCCTCGCGAGGAGCGCGGTGACTTCCTTTTCCGTTAGGCCGGTGGACTCGCGCTTGAGGATATATTGTTCCGACTTTACCGGCCCAATGCCGTGGAGATTAGTGAAGCCACCGATGACCTTCCCGGCCGCGGCCGTCCACGTCGCTTGCGAATGTACCGGATCAAACGGAACGTACTCAACGCCCTCATCGCGTAACTCCCGGAGGATCTCCACCGCTTGCTCGTCATCCTTCGCGGTTCGTAGGCAAGCCGCGGCATATTCCAGCGGGTGGTATCGCTTCATGTACGCGCACCAGTAGCTGATGATCGCATAGCTAACCGTGTGGCTCTTATTCATCCCCCACGATCCGAATGAACAAATCTCCTCCCACGCGATCGCCGCCTCATCCGCGGTCATCCCAGACTCCTCTGCGCCCTTCGCAAACTTCGCGCCGTAGCTATCGAAAAACTCTTGGCCGATCGACTTGGACATGATGCGCCGGATCGCGGCTGTATCGGCCCAGCTGAACCGGCCGATCTCCCGGCAGATCCTCATCACCTGCTCTTGGTAAAGAACAACGCCGTGCGTCTCGCCTAGGTACTCGGCCATGGACTCGTGGCGGTAGGTGATCGGCTCCTCGCCGCGGTCGCGGTTTAGGTACGCCGTGGCCGCGCCGCCTCCCAGCGGTCCCGGTCGAGCGAGAGCGGTGATGTGGTCGATCTGTTTGAAACTTCGGATCGGAATTTGAACCGCTACTCGCCGTTGGGCCGCGCCTTCGAATTGGAACAGGCCGGAGAATTTGTGCTCATTAAATATCGCCAGCACCTCCGGGTCATCCAGCTTCATATCGTAAAGCTCTTGCGGCGTTATACAGCCGGTGTCCTCGATGACGCCTAGCGTTCGGAGGCCCAGCGCGTCGATCTTCAGAAGGTTCAAATATTCCGCCTCCTTCTTATCGATGTGGGCTATCCCGTCGCGCACCGTACAGTACTCGATCACCGGAACATTCGCGACGATGATACCCGCGGCGTGCTGGCCGGTATGGCTCGCGTGTTCCTCTAACTCGCCGATGAGCGATGCCTCTGGATAGCTCTTTATGAAGTCGCGTCCCGGTTGCGTTCCCTCCATCGTATCCTCCATGGCGTGGCCATAGCGTGCGTCGCCGGAGCTGTGTTCAACTAGGACGTTAAGAACGCTGAAGGTGGCGCCGGCTGAAATCCCTAACTTCTTCCCGACGTGCGCCATGACCGATCGCGGCTTGAGCCGGTTCACGGATCCGATCCGGGCAACATTCTCGCGACCGTACTTCACCGCGAGATAGTCGAGAACCAGATGGCGTTTCTTATCGTTAAAGTCAACGTCAATATCCGGGAGGTCATCGCGGTTGACGTCAATGAATCGTTCGAACAGCAGGCCGTGAACGAGCGGGTCCACTTCGGTAATTTCCATCAGGTAGCAAACGAGCGAACCGGCCGCGGATCCTCGTGCCGGTCCAACCAGCATCCGTTCCTTAGCCCACAGGATCATATCGGCGACCACGAGGAAGTATGAAACATAATCCTTCTCAGCGATCAGTACCATCTCACGCCGGAGTCGCGCTTCATATTCTTCAGTCCACTCCTCGATGTGCCCGCGCTCTAGTCGGTACGCCTTCCCCGCGGCGATCGCGCCTTCAAAATCCCCGTCCACTTTAATGATCGGAGCCTGCTTCATAACCAACGCCGGGATCCGTTCCCCGACTTCGATGGTGTTCGCGATCGCCGCGGCCAACTCCTTCTCCGTCAGCAGGCCGGTATCCCGGAACCGTTCAACCAGTTCCTCTCCGCTCATTATGTACTGGGGTGTCATGCGCTTCGAATCGTTCCACGCTAGGAAGCGGCCGCGATCCTCCGGCGCGGGGTAATCGTTCAACCCCGTTAGCACCATCGGCTTGCCCGTCTCCCGGTGAAGGTCGATGGCGTTGCGGAGTTGGAGGCGGGAGGAAGGGTTGATGTCGATGTAATCGAACGCGGCCGGATCCCGGAGCGCCGCGCCCGCGAACCGGATCACCCCGGTCAGCTTCATCGCTTCTTCTTCGGATCGCGGAGGGGTGGAGGAGATCCGATAGAAGGCCGCGAGGTCAAGCGCGAGGATCCAGAATGTAGGTTTCCGGCCGTCGATCATCTCAATCGGAAACTCAGCGCCGTACATCGCTTTCACCGGACTATCCTTCAACGCTTTCTCCCACGCTACGTGGCCCCACGTTCCTAGGGTATCTACTAGCCCAGCCGCGGGGCAGGTCAGCCCTTCTAGGCGGCTTAGGATTCGCGGAATAGGTCCGTATGCGGATCGGAAGCTGTACTCGCTCCTCGTTCGGAGGTTCGGGAGGTTCATACCAGCACCCCGCTCGCCTTACAAATTTCCAAAAGCGCCTTCGCGTCATCCATCGCGCGGTGGGTCTGGTCAAGCGGCACCCCGGTATAGTATTCATACAGATCTTTCTCCCGGATCCGATAGCCAAACATCTGTAGGTGCTCCTCGACCGTACAAGTCAAGCGATCCGGCCAAGGCCATCCCTCGATCCCGCACCGTTCATTCTCCAACTCGACCATCGAGTGATCGAACGGGAGGTTGTGGGCGATGACTTGATCCGCTTTCTCGTAATAGGGGCGGATGGTCGCGGCCGCTTCGCCCCACGTCGGCTCCTCCGCGAGATCCTCAACGACAATCCCGGAGATCTTTAGCACGCCCGCGGCATCCAATAGTTTTCCGATCTTCTCGCCGTCCGGGATAACGTACTCAGGGTTCACTAGCATTCCGAATTCCTCAAGGATCTCGCCGCGGGAGTTCACGAGGATCCCGCCCCACTCCACGATGCGCGGTTGTACCTCCGGCCGCGCGGTCGGGTGAAGGGGGATGCCGGTCGTTTCATTATCGAATATCAGGCTGATCATTCGAACACATCCATGGATCCGCCAGCGGCGATATACCGGCGCTCAATCTCTTTGTTCCACTGGCGACCGATCTTCATGAAACCGTTTTTGTAGGTGAATTTGAAGGGGCGCAAAAACTCCTTTTCAAACCAAGGCAGAAAGCTCTCCTCAAGCAAGTGGTCGTGAAGCAAATTGTCCGACTCCGCGGCATTATACGTCGCGGTGGTTTGCTTATCGCGGTGTTGGGTGAAGTGGTTGAAACTCTTGGCGAAATAATAACCGGCGCACAACGCGTTGATGGTGACGATACAATCGGCGAATGGCCCGACCTGACGGCACTGCTCCTCAGTATAGATCCGGCCGTCATTAATGTTGCGGAATAATATGCCGCGCGCGGTGGATGAAAAATAACTCTTCACCGGTACGATGCGCTCACCGAAAGGCGAGCCGCCAAGGTGGCCGGTGAACTGGATGGAGCCGCACCGGGGTTGGGCGTCCATATAATCCACAGCTTGTAGAATCCTCCGGCCGGAATCCTTTCTGAATTCCAGGTTATCATCCACCATCAAGTAGTGTTCCGAATCGCGCGCGGCGATAGCTCCAATTTGGTTCAGCAAGTTGAATCTGACAGGGCGCTCCGGCGCTCGTTTCGTAAACTGATAAGAGGCAAAGCCGCGGCCGTCGATTGCGCCGGCAAATTCCGGTTCGGTCATCCGTTGGGATATCAAGCTGATCCCAACGGGGTGCTTTTCCAAGAGGGGTTTTAGCGCCTCTGTGCTGGAGGGTTTCAAAAGAAAATCTTGAATGTATTCCACAGGCTTGTTCGTTGGTACTAGCAAGGTGACTTTCATCATCGCGCTACCTCCTCTTTTGTTATTTCGCTTTCGATCATCGCGGCGTACACCGCGAGGTCGTGAATAGAATCGGCGTGCGTTAGATCGCTCGCTACAAAGCGGGTGAGCTTCCCCACGACCATCTCCAGCAGGCCGAAGCGAGGAGCGTGGTACAACTCCGCGGGTACGCCGTCCGGGAATAGCGCGGCCATGATCGCGGACACCGTTTTGTAGTTGTCTTTATAGACCGCGTTGCGCTCCTCAAAAGTCGACGCCATTGACCGGAGGATCCCCGGAACGCCGGTGTGTTCTTTCGGCTCCTCCGGGTACGCCTTGAGGAGTTGGGTGGGGATATTTAGCGCGGCGTATGCGTCCAGTATATCTTGGCGATTGTCGTGGGCCATAACGATCGCTTGGCGAGCCATTAACGTCATCGCCATGTCTGTCATCGCCTTGGCGAGCAACCCCGCCTTCAATCCCGGCGACGGCCGCGCGTCTCCTCCCGGTCGCATGGTGAGAAGGAAGTCCGCCGCGGCTAGGCCGAAACGCTTCGCCAGCCACTGCCGCGTTTCGGCCACGAACATCACCGGCCGCGAGGTAATGATCCAGATGCGGTGGCCTGAGTTTATGTAGCCTTGAACCTCATCGACGTTCCGCGGCTCATCCAACGGCGCGGCGTTATGGTACGGGAGCCAGTCGCCTTTCGGATCCTCCGGCCGGAGGTGGAGGCGGTGGCGATCGTCGCTGATACAACCGTCGAGATCGAACACCACGAGCTTGCGCGGGATAGCTATGCTCATACGGTCGCTCGCATCTGGTCGATGAGTTTGATCACCGCGGTTCGCGCTTCGGAGTCGGGCATGATCCCCATCACCTTTCCCTCCAACTCCGCGGCCGCGGCATCGAACGTGCGATCAAAGAAAAGCGTTGCCCAAGGGTGGACTCGCTTCACCTCCTCTAACATTAGGTTGAGCACCGTTCGGTACTCGCCTTGGGTCCGGGATGACGCGCGCTTTCTCGCGACGTCCGCCAGCGTTCGGAGATCGAATTTGGCGACGATGTTTGTATGGATGTTCGTCGGGAGAACGCCGCGCGCATCTTCGATCTTCGCGCCCATAGCGATGAGGTCGCGATAGGCGTGCGTGATGTCGGTCATACACTCATCGTATCGCTCTTGGCAACCGTCGTTATCGGCAACCGTGGGGCCGGTTCCGTAGGTCCAGCCGTCGACGTTAAGAACACGCATTGTTTGCTGGGCGTAGGATCCCGTCCGGGTACGAACGAACTGGTGGGTGAATCCGCGGGTGACGTTATTTATCATGAACGTGTAATCGACAAACTCCCAGCTGGAGGGAATCGTATTGGCCATGTATTCTAACTGCTCCCGGATCGCGTGCGCAGACCACCCTTCGATGTCCGATAGTAGATCAGGATTCATTTCCAATCGCGTCTGCTTAGTGAACACTAATAGGTTCGCCGCGGCGCGTGCGGGATCCGGCGAACCGGCACCGGTGTAGTTGACTAGTTGTACTTCTGGTTTCTTCATCTTTCTCCTTCTTTCGTTTCTGTTCAGTTCAGTTCTAGTTGCGGCCTAGGTTCCAGTCCAATATTTCGATTGCGACTAGCACCGCCACCGCGGCAAAGGCGAGGAACAACAACAGCTCTCCCGCCATCCGTTTATCTATAAGCGGCGCGGCGCTCCGGTTCGATCTTTTTCGTTTCACGTCAACTCCTTCGGAAGCGCCGCGAGCGTCCGCGCGTAATCGCCGGAATGGATAAGCCGCTTGACCATTGCGGCGTCGTGAGCGACGTCATCCAAAAGGATGTTCCGCCAAGTAGCGAACCGGCCCACGGAGTAGATGTTATGTTTTGTCGTGAGCTGGCTGATAAGGCCGCGGCGCGTGGGCTCCTCGATCGGCGCAATCTTCCCGTACTGTTGTTTGATTTCATCGAGCGGTGCGGGCGGGTCGATCGCCGGGAGGCCGAATACATCGAGCGTATCGGTCAGCCAATCGTGCGGGATCTCGCGATCATATCCGCTTACAAATTCGCAGATGAGTAGATCGCCGGTGACGCTCGCCCGATATAACGGGTGGCTATGGTCCGGGAAATAAACAGTCTGGTGGATGTCGCAATCCTCGATCCGAAAGCGCTGGACGGTAATCGGCGCGCGATCAAATTCCAGCTCTGGTATTCTCCAGCCTAGCAACTTCATCACTACCGGGAGCGGCGCGGTGGTGACTACCGGATCCGGCCCCGCGAGGTCCGCGCCTCCGATCGCCGTGCCCCAAGTAATCCGATGGCCCACGGAATTGATGAGTTGTTCATAGAAGTCGGGCGGCGCTATGTAGCGGGTGACGGGATCGACATTCCAGATAGATCGGTCAAGCGCCTTCCCAAGCACCTTTGTCGAATAGAGATTGGCGAGCCGCGGCGAGGGGGCGTGGTAGGATCCGTCACTCCAGATCCCTTTACGAACGGTCACCGGTTTGAATTCAACTCCCGTAAGATCGGCGACGGCCGTGGATCGAAACCGGAGGAGCGCCTTGTGGATCTCCGTTGGCTCCGACATCGCCTCCAAGATCGGTTCGCGAGGAAGGGCGTGGGCCGTTATCAGACCGGCCAGACCGGCTCCGACGATCACTTGCCCACCTCCAACCAGCCGGTTCGAATTAAGGAGTGGATGTATCGGGTCGTGTCGTATCCGAAGTGCTTGTTGACCTCGCCGATAGTCGCGACGCCGCGGGTGTTCAGGATCATTAGGATGATCGCCTTGCTAACGGACTCGCTCTGAAGCTTGGTCGCGCCACGCGGCCGGATCCGTACCACCGTCTCAGTCGTGTAACTCCGCGGCCGTCCCGCCGTTTTCTTGCTATGTTTAGCCATGTTCATTTTCTCCGTTAAATTGAAAGCGCCGCGGGATCTCTCGCCGCGGCGCTTGGGGGTTTACTTCTTTACCTTCGGCACGTTGACCCACTTGCGGCCTTCGCTGTCCGTCTCTTTCCCGTTCGCCTTCAGGATCCCGCGGAATTGGATACACCCTTTCAGGTCGATCCCCAGAGCGCGAAACGCCGCGGGGCAGGATTTGTAGGGTACGCCGTCGACGGTAACGGATGACCGTTCCGATCGCGCCGCGCGCACGGCCGGATCCTGCCAGCTAAGGGCGATGCCCGCGGAACGCTTCCCGGATTCGCCTGCGCCGTTCCCCTCGCCGCCTTCTTCTTCCGTAGCGAGAGCGCCAAGAGCGCCCAGCTCATCCTGTAGGACGTCGATGCGTGTCTCAGCTACGCCGCGGGAGGAAAACTTCACCACCTTCTTCCGGCCGATCTTCGCGGCGTGCTTGTTCCAGAATTCAACAAGCTCTTTAGTCGGGGTGGCGGGAGTTACTTCAATGCTTTTTACTTTCTTCATTTTCTTTCTCTTTTGGTTTTGGTTTTGTTTCGGGTGAATTAGTTTGTTACGTGGAAACCGGCTAAGCAGATCTGGGTTGCGAGGAACGTGGAGGTGTTATCTAATACGTACAGCGCGGTCCAGCGCGCCGCGGCATCCGGCATCCGAAAAATCATTTTGCGAACGGAGCTGGCGCGGACATTCATATTTTCCATCGAGGCCGTTAGCGACAGATCCAACGCGGCGGTTCCTTTCGTCAGGTTCGCTTCGGTCGCGTAGGTTTTCCTGTAGGGGCTTTCTTTTATTTGGATGACTTTCATTTTCGTTCTTTCTTTCGGGGTTGGGGTTCTTTCTCTACACCCGTTATAGCTACATTTCTCGTTAAGTCGATACCTAATAGCGGAAAAGGGGTATTTATTTTTACACCTCCGCGGGCGCGCTTTCGAAGTCTCCGCTTGCCGTATATACGATACATACCGTTGCGACTTCGAAACCATAGAAGTGGTCGTGGGGTAGTGTAACCTTCCACACGCCGGCCACCACGGGATCCGGTACGGCGAACGCGGCGCGGGTATCGTGGTCGCTCTCCCGGTCGAGGATCGCGATGGCTCCCGCTTCCGTATCGGGATCGGCCGCGGCCGTCGCGAGCTTGGGGCGGTTCACAGTTCCTCCCCGGAGTCGATGTCCATCCGCTTTGAGGTTCCGGTATAGTACCAGAGCGTGACTTCAAATCCTTCCGACTTCGGGAACCGTTCGCGAAGATCGCGCGCTAGGTCGTATGCCTTGTCCCCGTTCGTCGCCGATCGCTCGTGGGTTCCGAAGTAGTGTTGGCCGTTTAGTGAAACATTTATTTCGTAGTGCATTTTCTTTCTCCGTTCTTTCGGGTTTGTTAAAGGTTCATTCCAAGGAGGCCGTCGCGATCCATCGCGATGTCCGCGTGTTCGCAAAGCTCTTTCGCGTCGACCGGGAGAGCGGGCTTGCCGCGGCTTTCCATGTAGTCGATATAATCAGCCGCGGCATCCGCGGCGATCTTCGCGGCCTTCTCATCGGAGAGCGGCGCGTGGGGGAGGTAACGGGGATCTTGAATGATCCGTTGGGCGGCGTTCGTTAGTAATTCTAGTGTCGTCATTTTCTTTCTCTCTTTCTTTCGGGTTTGTTAACCGTGGTAGTGTTCGCCGTAAGCTCCGGCCGAATCTAAAACTTCACCGACGATCTCGCGCATGTCGATCTCATCCACCGGGAGGATAGGAAAGTACATATCAGCTTCAGCGCGTTCCTCGATATAAAGATCAGCCGCGCGGCCGGAGTGGAGAGCCACGTCTGCGTCCGTTAGGGAGAGCAAGCGCCCTTCCACATTCGTTCGGAGGATTGCCGCGGCCGCTTCGGTTACAGTTTCTTTATCCGTCATTTTTCTTTCTCTTTCTTTCGGGGTTTCTTTCGTTGCTTTCACTACCACCGTTATAGCTACATTCTCCGCTAAGTCGAGAACCTTTCGCGGTAAAAGGGTATTTATTTTCGACGGCCTCCGGCGCGGGTCGCGCGGGTCGCGCGGGTTTGGCATCCTCCCGGTAAATAAAACAAACCTTTTTAGATCAGAGGAGGGAAGGGAATAGTTTAGGGGAGGATAGGAAACCCGCGCGACCCGCGCGACCCGCGCCGGATCCCGACCAAGGAGCCGCGGCTGTACGTTCCCGGCCTCGCGTAACGGCGCAGGCGGCGCGATCTCCCGGAACGCGGGCGCTAGGGTAGGTCAACCGCGCGCGGCTTTCTAGGCGGGCAGGCGAGAGTCGCAAACCGCATACGGCCGCTCCGACTCTTTAAGCCATCGGCCGATCTGCTCAGCCCACCGGCGCGCCTCTTGGCGAGAATGCCAAGGGTTGTGGAAATTCTTTCCTTCACGGAACGGGTTTTGGACATTCTCAATCCGGCGATCGCGCGGCCCATCGTATCCAGTCCGACCGAAGTCACCGAAGATATGCTCACGCCGGATCCACCGCGCGCGGCTCCCCCACTTGAGTGCCTTGTCGTGAGGGTTGTAGATATTGAAGGCGCGGGTGAACCCTTCGGTCGGCCACGGGTATCCCGCCCGCATCGCGCCGTTGAATAGGAAAAGGGTATCAAATTGGATGGTGGGTTGCCACATGCTCCGGTACGTCGATGGGACTCCGTTGGAATGGGCGATGACATTTATTCCGCGGCCGTCCGGGAACGCGCGCAACGCGGCATCGGCCACCATCCGGCCGTTCGTCATTTGCGTTTTCCGGGAGGCCGCGGCGAACGCGCCGATCACCGGCAAGCCTAGGTCGATGACCTCGTGGCCCAGCGCGCGTAACTCCTCCGTCAACCGATCGATGTTATCAACACCGTTGGTTCGGATCCCGTTCACCGCGATGAAGCGAGCCATGGCGATTAGGGAGTTGGAACGAGGAACGGAATCTGTTGCTCAACAACTAATGGCGCCGGCTGATTTACGACGGTGGGGCCAGCGGCCGCGTCCGCGAAAGCGCCGCCCACAATCCACCCAAGGCCAATCCGCCCCAGCCACTCGATGCCGGTGTTGACTACGTTCGGATCCTTCGGGATGGAGGCAAGCTCGCGCAACGGCATCGAGCGGGTGACGGTGACTGGACCTTTGATGATGAGGGAATACTCGCCGCCAACGCCCACCACGATCTTCTCGGTGTCGCCCGTTCGCGGTTGCTCCATGTAATTCTTGTGCGCGAGATAGCCGTACTTACCCGCATTGGGATTGGTGCACCCGGTGGAGGCCAGCATGACAAAGCAAGCTCCCAGCACTATGGCTGAGATGGGTAGGAGGTGCTTCCACGTTAAGGATTCTTCTTGTCGGTTCATTTTTCTTTCCAGTCGTTTATGCGGTGGTATTCCAGTTCGCGGGTGAAGTCTCGAAACATCTCACTCTGTTCTTTCAGAGCTACTGCCATAGTATTCATAGCGTCGGATGTCTGTTGAGCGGTTGCTACCTGTACAGCATGGCATTGACTGATACGCAATGCTGTTGAGTGATCCTTTACGGCTAGGGCGGCAAGGTCTTGCTGTCCCTCTGCCCATAGGAATACTACAAATGACACCACAATTAGCAGGACAGCTACCCATTGGGGTGCGCCTGTAGCCATGCTCTTTGCCGCTTCAGTAGCGTTCTCTAGCGATTTATCAACTGACATCACAACACCGCCTCGACCTGCTCGCGGGTAACAGGTACGCCGCCATTATATACGTCCACCCACAAGCTCGTTTTGGTCTGCGTCTCTGCTACGCTCGCCTCTGCGAAGTTCGGGTCAGAGAACCCCGTGCCGGTCGTCTTTTCTGCATGGTTTGCTTCGTCGCGTACTGCAAGGATTTCGGTCCATGCGATGGCGCGTTCAAGCCTGCCGTCTGCCGTCGCTCCGTTGCGGATGTAGTTTTTAGCTACCGAGTTAACCTGCTTATGCGGAAGCTGTTGAAGGATCGTCCATACTTCGGCGTTGGTCTTGTTGCTTCCAAGATCCTTTACAAGTTGAATAGCTCGATCCTTCATGTCGGCTTCGGCAAGAACGGTTGCCGCCTCGCGTGGTACAACGACCTGATCGGTTGCGGATATGAATTGATAGCCGTTTACAGCGTTCAAAAGTGCGCCAAGGTTCCGACGTAGCTTGGGGCGTCGGGAGATTGCCGCCGCAACTGCTTCTCTAATTGTGGTTGGTGTACTCATAATTTTTTATCTCCTGCCTTGTTGGTAGACGGTGGCGACTTCGTTGGCTGTCAAAACGCGGTTCGCGACTATCTGCCCGTCAACAAACCCCTCCACCGACTCACCTGTATTCGTTATGGCGTTTGTCCGGACGCTACCATTA